GAGCTTCAATCAGGGGAACTTGGAAGCCTTCGCCGTAGCTCGGGGCAAGTAGGCAATCAAAAGCTTCATAGATTGCTGCCATCTCGACATCCGTGAAACCGTACCTGAGTCGCACTTGGTCGGGAAAGACTACATTCTCGGGGGGAATGCCACTAACCTGCAAGAGTCGCATGACATCGAAGCCACCCATTTGAGCACTGGTTTCCATATGTAAGTAAAGGATTGAATTAGGGTGCGTCTTGATATGTTGCCCGAACGCTTGGAAGTTCTCGGATAGGGCTTTTCTGTGGACTAATCCTGCGTTAGCTTTATTAGCTGCAACCATCCCAAACACGAAGTTATTAGGCTTTACCCCTAGCCACTGCCTACCTGTAACCCCGTCAATCTTCTGCCCGGGTTTGTAAGTGTTGAGTTCGATAGTGTGCGGGATATAGGGAACATCTAAACCTAGTGCGTTGATTTGCCTTTGACCATCTGGACTCATGGCAATCGGACTAACATTATCTTTCTTCACCCAAGCTCTAACCCCTGCGGGAACGGTTGAGTGATCCACGGGAGTCCATGAGTGCACCTGAAACTCGTCAATGTTTTTATTCTCATGAAGAACCCAAGTGTCATAAAGAGTCATGAGCATCGAAGGCTTGTCGCTGTTTAGATTGAAATGCTTGAAGTGGACTGGAAGCATGTCGGTCGAATATCCCGAAAAGCTTTTTGGGTAGAGAGTAATTGAACCGTGCGGGGTTTTGTATTCGCCGATTTCACCTTCTTGGCCGTAGTTGCAAGCAACCGCAACATCCGCTCCCGCTTTCTTCATTCGGGTAACTAGCTGATTTGCCTGACGACCATAACCGCTTTGTGTCTGCGGGCTGTTCGAATATAAAAGTATTTTTCCATCTAGAGGTTTCATGCCTATATCTTACTTAAAGAAGAAACCCGTGGCCAACCTCCAAGCCACGGGTTTCTAACTTTATTTACTTAGGCTGCTGAACCGATGAAGTATTTCACTGCGTCAGCGTTTGCCAAGTCACCATCTGCACGGGCAATAACCCTGAAGGTAGTGACATCGGTGTTGAATGCATAGTCAGCACTCTGGGCAACCTGAATGCCACCTGCAAGGCGAACCTTGTAGTTAGCTAGGTCACCGAACAAGATGCTCTTTGCATCTGGGGCTGCTGCTGCCATGTGAACATTCTCGTTTACACGGAAGCCCATGAACTGATCTGGCTCACCAACACGAAGCTCGTATAGGAAGCGGTTGTCGCCATCCTTTAGCTTACGAAGCTCTGAAGCTGCATCGGTTGAAACCATGAAGCCTGCGGTTGCCCTCTGGCGGTAAGCAGGGTCAAGGCTGTAAACCAAGTCAACGATTTCGTCATAGCTTGCAACGCCTGAAGTACCTGCTCCGGTAACTCCTGAACCTGCTGCGGTAACGATACCGTTTGGGTCACCTGTTCCGTCTCCGGTGGTGTGTGCTTCGTTCAAGATGTAACCAAGAGCGTTACCTGCCTGCTCTGCGATTACTGCCTCGATGTCGAAGCCTGCATCTGTGAGCAACTCGTTGCTTACTGGTACTAGAACGCCGTACTTGAATGCGCCTAGTGTGATGTTGGTGAATGTTGGCTCGCTCTCTGGAAGCGCTGAACCTTCTGCTCTTAGCGCTGCGGTTGAGTAACCTGACATAACTGGGTAAACAATGTTCTCACCGCTCTGGGTGTTGAATACCTCTGAGGTGTCAAGAATCGGGCCCACTGAACGAGCAGCCATGAATACCTGATCGGCGAATCCCTGTGGCACGGTTGAAGTGCTTGAAGTGATTGTGCGGAACTCGAAGTTTCCGGAACGAACCTCTCCGTTGTGGATTGACCTTAGAAGGTCTGCATCTGTGTTGCTCTCGCTTGCTGGAACGAAGCCCTTAGCTGCTGCCGAAGCCTCAACCATGCGCTCTTCATTCTTTTTAGCGGTCTCGATGGAGCGCTCTGCTGCCTGAATGTCTGCCTCAATGCGGTCAATCTTCTCGTTCTCAGCTGCGTCTAGTCCACGACCTTCTGCTTCTGCGGCGTTGATTACCTCTTTGATTTGGCTGAACAGGTTTGCACGAGTCTCCTCTTGCATTCTGATGAATTCACTCATCTTCTGTTTCTCCTAAATATAGATTTTCGATTTGGTTTCGGCGAGCTAACTCTGACCTTTGGGCGGAGCTTACTCACGCCACGAATAAATTCTACCGCACGAATTACCCTCAAACGCCTAGAATTGAATTGTGAAGCCATTTGATAAGACTCTGCATGCAAGGCACGACAAGGCTGCTAAAAACGCCGTAATCGAGTGGCTAGAGTTTGATGGTTGGAATGTCTATGAAAACCCGGACAAGTATGGCGTTGACCTAATCGCCGACAAGGATGGCCGGGAGCTAATGATTGAAGTTGAAATCAAAAGGGCTTGGGATACTAAATTTCCATTTCGGTCGCTTCATATACCTAAGCGAAAAGAAAAGTTCATCAAGCCAAACACTATCTTTCTAGTTTTGAATGATTCGCTAACTCAGGCTTATGCAATCAAGGCAGAAGCTTTAGAGATGTGCATCACCATTGAAAAGAACACTTCTCTAACTAGAGAGCCTGATCAGTTCTTTGAAATCCCCTTGAAGTTTGCTTTTCTTTACGACATAGAAAACCCCGCCAAGTAAGGGGGAACTTAGCGGGGCAAACCCTTAGCGAGTCTCGGTGGGCTCGATTACTCGGGTTTCTCTAGAGGCGGGTTGCGCCTTTTTAGTCGGGTTCAATGCTTCGGCTAGGGCTTCTGCCTGAGCGTCTGCAATCTCTTTCACTGCTCCGCTGACTGGGTTGCCTGCGGCTGCTAAAAGAATCTCTTTGATGTCTTTTTTATTCATGCGTTTTCTTTCATTAGTAGGGCAAGCTTCTTCTTCTTCAATTCTAGAAGTGCTTTACCGTTGTCGTCTTCTGACTCGGTTTCTTCTTCGGTTTCGCTCTTGGGGCTAAGAGTGTCAATCACCGTTGAGAGAAGTGTCTTGTCGTCTTCTGAAATGTTCTCGCCTGTTTCCAGTTTGACCAAAGCATCTGCCAAAGCGTCAGCGTCAACATCTGCCCTAAGTGCAATCTTGTCCAAACCTCGAACGGTTGCAGTTCCGCTAGTTTCTGGATAGGCGGGCATGGCAACAACTGAGACCTCGAAAAGCCTGACGCTGTTTAGAGTTCTTTCAGTGCCCGCATCATTCCAAGAATCTCCGCCTGATGGAACTGAGAACCCGAAGCTCATGGCATCTAGATCTCCACGCCTAAGAAGTTCAGCAACATCTCGACCCGCTGAAGTGTTAGCTAGTTCGGCATCCACTTTCAGACCTCGGCTGTCTTCGGTTAGTGTCATAGTTCCCGCACGGGTTGAAGCTAGAACCTGTCCGCTGTCGTGGTTGTAAAACATGAAGATGTTATTTCTAGACTTTAGGGAACGCTTGAAAGCTCCGGGAGCGATTCGCTCGGTGAATGGTAATGGGGCAGAAGGGGAATCGAATAGGGCAGCGTATCCGCTGAATCTCATTCCGTTATCTTCTTCTCTGATTTCAAAATCGGTTGAGAATGTTCTTGTCTCAAGCTTGCTCAATGCTTCGCCTTTCGCTCGGCCTTCGTTCTCTTCTTCTATTCTAGCGGTTACACCTTCGGCATAAGCCTGAACTCTTTCAGCTCCCCGCATGGTTGGAGTTGCTCCCCAAAGATAGAAGGCAACCGCTCCCGCTCCGGGAAAGCCTTCGCCTCCGGGTTGATTCTGTTCGGCTTCTAGGTCAACCATATGCCTAGCAATCCACGGGGCAATTCTGCTCCACTTGTCAGCGGTAACATTTCCGTTAGCCATCGCCCTAGCTTCTCTAATGGTTTGGGCTGTAACGCCGTCACCTGCCAAGCCTTCTTCATAAAGTTCGACACCTCGGCGGGCTGCTGCTCTCATGTAAGCGGGTGGAGTTAGGTCAACATCTCGCTTTTCACTTCGGTCGCCCCGTGTTGATCTTGGGTGGTCTTCTGGTAGAAGGTCGTTGTCGGTAACATAACGAGAGTTCTCCGGGTCACCGTTTCTCAAAAGATAGAGATAGGCATTGACTCTAGCCATCGCCCAAGACTGCCGATTCTGTGATGGTCTGTGAGTTGCTGAAAATGCCCCCGCCCCTCGGCGATAGACCGCAACTAGCTGGCCGTATGTTGTTCTAGTCCAGTCTGGTCGGTCGTCTGCGGTCATGGCTTCGTTGTGCTCTTTGACTTTGTTTCTCAAAGCTCTTTCGGTGCGCTCACTAACCTCAATATCGTTTCCCGCTCCCGAAGCTGAACCGGGTTCGTTTGCATCGCTTCCAGTTATCTGCTCATCTGGATCCGCTGGGGTTGCGGGGTCTTCGTTTCTGTAAGCCTCGGCAGGTTCCCAAGCATCGCAATAGTAATCACCACGAACATAATCATCCCATTTATCGCAATAAGAAAGACCTTCATCATTCTGATTATCTTCTCGATAAAATATGCAATTGCCACAGGCTCGACCTTCTGGGACATCATCAGAGTTCGCTGGTCGGTAAGCGTCTGGGAGTTCTCTTAGCTCTAGGCTTCTGAAAGATTCGCCTTCGTACTCTCCACCGGGTTCTAAATCTTCAGCTAGTGAAATTGCAATCATATGATTTTGAGCTGCGTCTTGATTCGGATGGCAGAAAATTAGCTCTCCATCTTCTTTCACTAATGCCCAACTGTCGCAATCGGGATGGCGGTCGGTAATGAAATACGGCATAGGTTATCCCTGAACAATCCTTAGAATTCCGAGCTCTAAACCATCAGGGTCGCTCATGGCATAAAGTTCATCTCCGGGCGTTATGTTGTATTTGACTGTTTCGCCCGGGTCAATGTGAATCGTGTTGGTTAGTGACATATCTGAGTTTCCCAAAAAGATATATTCGTTAGAGCTCTTGGTCATATTGTGAAGATGAACCTCTTGCTCCATGTTCTCGGCTGGAACTACTAGTGTCGCCGTTGTGTCGCTTAGGGTTACTTGGCTGTTATGAATCGGCATTATCACTCTCCGGATATACGCTTTCGGGGTCTTCGGGGTCGAGATTCTGAACGCCCTGAAGCTGAACGCTTGGGAGTCCAGTGTGCTCAATGTCTGGCAATCCAAGAGCTGCCAAGACTGAAGACGGATCGTAACCAACTGTTACCAAGCTAGTTGCCATCTTTACTTTCTGAACTTCACTAGAGATTGTTGCGTTCTCAACATTGACATTCTGCAAGGGGACTCTTACCGTGTCAGCGCTCTGATCCTCAACGGGTGCTAGGTCTTCGAGTCTGCGAACATCATTGATTGAGTAGAAGCCCGCTTGGATTCCAGTGCTGTATCCCTGAATCCTTGAGTTGTAATCTGCCCTTAGCAATCCCGAAAGATTCCATTTCAAGAAAGCTCTTTCACCGCCCCGCATGCGGTTCAGTAGTGGAGAAAATCCTGATTCTAGTTTGGCGATTATCGGGCGAAGTCCGTGAGTAACCCATGCCAAGTTATTCTGCTCAACGCTTGCATAGCTCATTCCCTGATTCAGTCCCAAAAGGTGCGGCGGGATTGAGAACGCTCTAGCGATGTCTGCAACTGCGTGATCTCTTGCTTCTAGAAGCTGGGAGTCTTGGGGGTTGATAGAAGTCGGTTTGTAAGTTGCACCGCCTGAGATAACTGCGGTCTTGTGAGACTTTGACCAACCTGCATGCCGTGAGTCGAAACCTTCTTGAAGTGCCTTAGCTTGCTCGGCGGTTAGGTTACCCGGGAACTCTAGAACTCCCGAAGTGTTAGTTCCCTGACCGAAGAACTTAGCTGAATAATTCTGAAGCGCAATAGCTAGACCGAAGTTTTCTTTTAGAGCTTCGGTGCGTGAAACTCCCCTAATGCTTCCGGGCTTTACTACATCGGGAATATGAACAATTTGCTCGGTGGTTAGCTTCTGTTCTTCGCCTTCGACCTCGAACATAACTCGGCCGATTCCGTTGCGTTTGATTTTCACGGTTGTCGGGTTTAGAACATTCATGTTCACAATCTCGCCCTGATTGTTTGTGAATACTCTGATGAATGCGTTTCCATCCAAAAGTAACGAGACAATAACAGACCCGTAAAAAGCTTCTTTGGTTGTATCTACATCGGGGCGCTGAACCCATTCAGGGCTCGGGCGAAATGGTCGTCTAGATCCATCCCTGCGAATGTATGTATCTACGGGAAGCGAGCTAATGGTTTGAGAGATTAGGCTGATTGCCGAATAAAGGGCATTGACCTGAAATGCTGTGTCATTGTTTACGATTGTTCCGCTGTTAGAACCAATCTGAAAATTGTCACCGCTTGCAAATACGCTTTGAAAGCTTAGAGCTCTTTGTTCAAATAATCTATCAAGCACGGTTTCTTCCCATCGCTATACCGAACATGACGGTTAGGAATCCCGCCATCACTACGCCTAGCGGTAACCACATCAAACCGAGTCCGATTGAAATAGTGGCTGCGCCTATTACCTGCAAAATTGTTCCCATAACCGCCTTAAATAAATACCTGCGGAATTACTTCCTCTTCTATTCTACCCGTTGCACGGTCAAAAGCTAGAACCGCTGCAACTGCTGCGTCAATTCGTCTCTGAGAGCTTCTCTTATCCTTGACAATCCTTGAACCGAGATTATCGGTTTTTACTACTGCGTTATCTATATGGCGGGCGAGTGTCGGATCTCCATCGTGGAACATCTCACCATCAACAACGGCATCATAGATTTTGGCGCATGCTGGAATCATTCGGCGGGCTGAAGTGCTCGGCCATTCAACAATCGGCAAACCCTTATCTTGCAAGACTTCCATCGAGCGCTGCCACCGATAGGGGTCGCATGCTATCTCTCGGACTTTTGGATTCGCTTGGGTGAAGTCAATTAGTGTCTGCTCAACTTCTGCAATATTGACCCGCCAATCTCTATCGTGAATGTTTTCGTCTTTCTCCCAAGCCTTGACCATGAAGACGGTTGGCTTTTCATCTTCTTTCGGTACGGTACACCCAACGATAACCGTGGCATCTCCCGAGAACGAACCATCAAACCCGAGAACATATTCTTGATCAGGGTCAAGCTGAAACTCGGTCTCTTGCTTGTCCCAAGTTCCCGAAGGTAACCAAGCGGATTGGGCAGAAACGAAGTTGTTTAGTCGCTTAGTCTTGAATTCATTTTCGGGGGTTCGCCTAGCTGCCGAAACGAAGTCTTGTTCGGAGTTGATGTCACCAAAGCCCGGGTTAGCTATCTTCCAAGTTTCGGGGTCTTTGTAGTCGGCTTCCATCGGGGATTCATACCAAGCTTGAAAATAAGTGTCGTCTTCGGTTTCTCCCCGTGTAACTCGCTGGCCGTACTGATAGAGCGTGTAAGCGATTGACTCCTGACCCGTTGTGTCTATCTTTACCCCGGCGGTTGTGATGGCTATAAGTTGCGCTGATCGTCTTGCACCCATAGCCAAAGAGAAAACATCAAAGAGTTCTCGGCTTGGTTGTGCGTGGAGTTCGTCAAAGATTACGGCGGTCGGTGAAAGACCTTCTTTAGTGTTGTGTTCGGCTGATAGAACTCGGTAAACACTTCCAGTCTCGGGGACTTCGATAGCGTCTCGATAGAGCTTGACCATCTCTAGAAGCTCGGGGTTGGCTTCAACCATCTTCTTAGCGTCACCGAATACAATCCGACCCTGCTCTTTCTCAGCGGCTACTGAATAGACTTCCCCGCCGTCTGCTCCCATGAATAAATGATAGAGAGCGAACAGAGAACCTAATGCACTCTTTCCGTTCTTTCTCGGTAAGCCAAGCAGGGCAACTTTATGCCGAAGCCATTCGTCTTCATTGTGTGCAAAGACATGGCGAATCAATTCTTTCTGCCATTCCCTTAGAACCATGCGCTCACCGCTTCGGCCTGCAACTGAGTCCTTAGTGATTACCCCGAACTGCTCGGCGAACTGAATGACTAGCTCACCTTCACCGCTTTGAATTGCTTCATCGGGAACGGGAGTCAGCCATCTAGGTGGCCAGTTACCTTCGTTCACGCTGCGCCCGCAATTGCTCAAGCTTAGATTCTCGCTTGACTTCGGCTAAACCTAAGCGGGTTCTTTCGGATGGAGTGAAACCTAGCTGACCGAGATTGCCTGCAATTAGTTTCTCGGTTTCGTTCAAGCTCATAATCAGGGCACGGTCTAAGCCCTTTTCAACAATCTCTGACCTGAGTGTTTCCCTGCGGTCGAGTTGCTCGCATGTCATTAGTAAAAGATGAACATCGGTTCGGCGTGAGATCCATAGCTCGCCGTGTTTGAAAACTGAGTCCCAAAGTTGCTTCCCTGCAAACTCTAAAGGTCTAAAAGGCTCAATGTAACCGCCTTCTAATGGCATGAGTTCAGCTGCGTCAGGCAGACCACGCTTGCCGGGATTTCCCAGTTTGCGTTTCTG